AATCCCGGTTGATCGTAACTACTGTGATCGAAGTAGTTATTAAATGTCAGATCCGAGTCACTCCGTTAGAGTGTACTTTAAGGAGGCTACCTTGTGTAGACTGATTCCTGGTTTAGAGCCAGAGACTCGACTAGCACTCGAAAAATTGCCAAGAAGAGAGTGGCAAGCGACGCCCGAAGTGATGACAAAGTACTACAACGCTCACCGCCGCGTAGGAAAAATCTATCATGGGGATGCTGTGAAATTCCTGAAGCGTAAGGGAATTCCTGTGCCGCCCGCTCGTAGTGAGTATGACCCTAAGAATCTCTTTAATCAGCAGTTCTTTAATTATTGGGATTCCCCTAAGATTGAATGGGACGATGTTGCATTTGACATCGCTTATCGTCGGGTAGCTAAGGCTTTCTCACAAATGAAAGGGTTGAAGATGGTTTCTTTAGACGTTGTTCAGAATGAGATTCTTCTCACTGACAAGTCTGTGAAATCCTCGGGCGCACCATTGTTCACTAGTAAGAAGGAAGCATTATCTTCTGGTGACCTTGGTCGTGCTAAAGCAATTAGCACTGGACGTGTAGCACCACCTCCAGCTGTCGCTTACTACAGGACTCAAGTTTCGAAGACCCGTCTTGTCTGGTGTTTACCATTATCGATGATTCTTGTGGAGGGTACTTATATGGTCCCAATCATGGAGAAGATTCGCTGTGTGAAAACTCCCTATACCATGGGGATGACTTCCGCTGGTATTGTGGGGCGAATGGATAAACTCAGTTATAGTCCTGTTCAGTACTGCCTTGACTGGTCGAAATTCGACTCAACTGTTCCTTTAAAGGTTCTTGCTGCGTGCTTCAGCATTATTAAGAGTTGGTTCGATTCAGTAGATGATACAACTTTCAGTTTAGTGCAAAGATACTTCTGTACTTGCCCACTTCTGATGCCTGATGGATACATCTATACAGGTCGACGTCGTGGAGTCCCAAGTGGAAGTTGGTTTACCCAGTTGATTGATAGTCTTGCTAACATGTTCCTGTCAAACTACATTGCGACGATCAATAAGGATACAATCCTTGACGGTTTGTACCTTGGCGACGACTCCGTATTGGCTATGCCGGGCATGCCTAATGTGAAGTCGTGGGCAGAGCAAGCTAAGAAAATTGGCATGATGATTAACCCTGAAAAACAGGAAATCACTCATGGGAAACCCCATTTTCTGGGTCACTACTGGGGTGAGGTCGCACCTGGTCGACCGATTGATGAAACGGTTCAACGATTAGCAACTTCAGAGAGGTTCAAAGCTTTTGGTTCTCGCGCAGAGTATCGGGAGTACGAATTTCAAAGAGCGCTCGCTCTCTTAGTTGATA